AGATCAGCATTAAACTCTAATAAAGTGTTAGCTTGATCTACATTAAATTGTTGCATAGCGTTGGATTGAGAGGCGTTGAATTGATTTGTTTGAGAAGCTAAGTTATTAAAGAATTGCTGTGTTTGGTTTTCACTTGTAGCGTTAAATTGCTCTGCAGCATTCTTAGCAGCTTGGTCTGTAAACAGAGCTTGTACATTCTGTTGAGACTTAAACATAGCAGCTTGTTGTTGGTTAGCCAGATTAGACATGTCCATCTGTAAGAAGTTCTGTGCATTCTGTACTTCAGCCTGTTGCCTGTTGTTTAAGTTAGACATATCTATGTTAGCTAATGCAGCAGCCTGTGCCATAACTACAGCTTGACTATTAGATAGGTTACCTAACTCCATAGTGTTAGCTGCACGAGAATCTTCTAGAGCTATCTGTTGATCAGCAGTGAAGTTCATATTAGCTATATCTGCAATCTTTGCTGCGTTTTGCACACGAGCTTGGAATGCTTGATCAAACTCTTGGCCTATAAATGTAGCACGTTGCTGTGCAGCAAGCATAGCACGTTGTTGTCTGTTAGACAGGTTCTGCCCTTCAAACTGAGCCTGTACCTGTGCATCCATCTGAGCTATAGGCAATGCAGATTCCATTGCAGCCTGTATGACAGCTTGACCTGCTAGACTAGACGCACCTAAACCACGAGCAGAGAGTGTAGCCATTGCGGTACGCATAGATCCAGCAGCCCAAGCAGGTGTCTCACCACCCTCAAAGTCAGCCATCAATGTTTCTAGCTGACCTGCAACTGTTGCCTGTCTACTTGGTGTAGCTTCTGCGTGTTGTATTGCTTCAGAAAATACAGCAGCAGTATGGGCATTAGCAGCACCAGATATTATTTCACTTGCACCTGTAACAGGGTCTGTTTGTATCTGTCTTCCTGCAGGTCCATTTATTTTTATATAGTTACCTTGTGCAGCTTTAATCTCATCAAGGGATGATCCAGTTTGTTGCTGTGCAGTTATAGTGTCTGTAGGAGTACCTGTTACACCTGTTAGTTTAGCAGTCTCTGCTCTTACATCTCCTATAGCAGTCTGTGCTGTCATAGAACCTGCAGGTGCAGTTGTTGCACTTACTGGAGTAGATTGTAACACTTGACCTACTTGTGCAGGTGCAGTTACTACAGGTGCTATAGGCATAGCTCTACCTGCAGTAGATTCTATAACACTACCTGGAACTGCCTCTGGTTGTAATGTAACTACAGGGGCTGCTGCTACGTTTCCTGCTTGATTAAGATAAGCATTTAGTAGCATGTTTTGTTGCCCAGCTACTAGTGCATCTGCCGCCTGTGGGTTATATCCATATCCACTAGGAGTTCCTATATTTTGTGGTGTGGATTGAGTAGGGTTTAGAATAGGCTGCTCTGCATTATCATCATCTGCATTATCATAAGCAGGAATCCCACCATAAGAAGGATCACCTGAACCGCCTACTTGCCTAAGTAACCTTGCTTCATCAGGATTAATATAAGCAAGACTGTGGGGTTGTCCTCCTATTGTAGCATTTCTAGGCACTGTGCCACCAGGTGCATATCCTATAATTGTACCGCCCTCTGCAGCATTAACAGTGGTTTGACCTATACCAGCAGGTAAAGTAGAGGGAGCTTGAGCTATTGGTGCAGCTTGCGTTGGTGCAGCAGGATTATCTACTTGTTTATATCCTGGTGGTATATACTGCTGTGGCACTCCTCCTATAAAGGTAATATACATTGACATACCTTGAGGATTACGAAATAATCGTGTCTCAATCTGTCCTGGTGCTGTACCCCCTTGTTGAATTTGTTCAAACATCGTTTGAGGTTGGTAATAAGATTGTTGTGCAGTCGCACTATCAACAAACTGACCTACTTGATTTGTAAATAGGTTTTGGTAACTAGGTACATTCATAGCTTGCGTACCTGAAGTTGGGTTTATAATTGCTGGTCCTGCTGGTGGTGTATAGCTTGAATAGTATTCTGGGATATTAGGCGAGGCTGGTTGATAACCTCCTGCAGGGGGTGTTACACCTGCATATCCTGGGATTATACCTGCACCTGCAGTAGTGGACACTGGACCAGCACCTGTGTTGTCTACTATATTTTTTAACTTTTTCTTACCTAAGTCTGCCCACTGTAATGAGTTGTCCAGATCAAAAGATCCACCAGTTTGTGAATCATATTCTTGTGTATACTTTTCTGGAGCCGAAGAACTCCATGATGGCACTGAACTAACTGTAGATGCTACTGTAGTCTCTATATTATTTTGATTCATATAGTCTTCTATGAATTGAGCATTTGCAACATTATCATTAACCATGAACTTATAAGGCTCACCTGTTGCAGGATCAATCTTTCCTGCATATTTATCTATGTTTGCTTGAGTACTTTCTAAATAACCATATTCATTTATAGCAGTCTGACTAGCGGTGTAGTGAGCATTTAAACCTGCATCTAGTGGTGAAGTATTTAAAGTGGAGTTTTCATAGAAACCTGAAGCTGCACCAGGTTTGTATCCATATTCTTGTACCAAAGCTTGTGATTGCATAATTACATCACTAGGATCTGTAGCATCAAGACCAGCCGCAGCCGCAGCAGCAGCCATAGCATCTGAGCTAACACCTGTTGTTTGTGATGCATATACTAAATCTGCTAGTGCTTGAATTGCTTCTGTAGTTGCCATACTATATTCCTTATTTACCCATTGTCATCCATACCGCACCTGCAATAAATGTCAGGACTCCAACGGTAGATACTTTTACTAATGTTGACCATATTGATCTGCGTGTATCACGCCACGCTTCTATTAAATTACGCATCTCTAGTATATCTTTTTGTGCATCATTATCAAGTAACCCAATAGAACGTAGTGCTTCCTTAGCACCACGCCTAGCTGCGTTGTCTAGCATTGTCTCTACTTCTTCTGGGGTAAGCTTGATGTCACTCATTATGAATTTAACTCAGTCAAATCATCCCAAACACGTTGAGCATGTGCAGCCGCATCAAAAGCAACAGTTGCATCTGGATCATCTGGGTCTGGATCAGTCCAACTATTTGCTGAAGCTTGTGCAGAAAGATAGGTTTGCAAATCTGATTTAGACGTTATTTCTTCTATTGCCTTAGCTATACTAGCACCATCAGCAGAAATGCCAATCATTATCCAATCTTGTGGACTATCTGTGTCTGGGTCTGCAACTGGATACATGCCGCCTGTTGATTGCGTCACACCAAACTTTAACCAAGCAGGAATAGTACCATCTGGATTTAGTCTATATTTTACTAATTTATGCGCCATCTGTTTTATCCTCTAACTGTGGTGTGTTTGTTAAAGATGTTTTATCTATGATGTCAAAGCCTCTGCTGTTAGCAAAGTCACCTGGACAGTGTGCCCATTTGTCTGCACAAGCCTCTAGCCACTGCACTGTGTGGTGATGCTCTGGTGCTTTACCTTCCTGTATTATCTTGTTCTCCCACTCTAGATAAGCAAACACTTCAGCCTGTGCCTGTGCTGCATTGATACCTAAGTCAAACAAGTAAATCATGTTACCTTCATCAATGACACCGTTACGTGGTCTTGCACTGTTGAGTGCTTGCTTCATGCAGGTCATAATGTGATACTTGATTTCTTCTAGCTCGTAGTCTTCTTCTGTAAGTTCTTCTTTACCTATCTTCTCCATCAGGTTGTCGTACTGGTTTGTAAAGAAGTTTAGTTTACGTACTGCACCCTCAACATAACCACGAGAGCTTGCAGCCTGTGCTTGCTTCTCTGTTATCTTTATCTCTAGCATTTCTTGTTCTAGAGGATCAGTCTCATCTAGTAGCTTACGTTCTAGTTTTTTTAGTCTTACTTCATCTTTCTTCATACGAAAGTAAGACTCTTGTAGTGCAGATTTAGTTTTCTCTATTTCAGCTAGACTGTGCTTGATAGAACGTATAGGTGTGATAGCTGTAACGTCTAGTGTTACACTCATCATCTGTGAGTGAGACTTGTAAAAGTTGCTTGATGCTTGTCGTATAGCAGGAGCATGTTCTTTGATATTAGCCAACATAGATTTGTACTCAGGCTTTGCTTGTGGAAGCTGAATGTCTATGTCTTGTGTGACCAGTTGTGTCTGATCCTCGTTATAAGTTTTTGATAAGTCTTTTAACATTTTAATCCTTTGTGTTAATAGTTTAATGTATTAAGAACCTACGACTGAAGGTGTTGATGGAGCAGCACCATTACAGGCTCTTTTAATTGCAACCAAATCACCGAAGTCTGTGGTGTTTCCTGTTGATCCTATAGTTACGTATTCTATTGTATTTTTTGCTGTGCCAGATTCATTTCCTCCTGCAAAAACACATCTAGTTGAGTTAGCTATTGCTGCGCCCCACCCACCAGTAGTGCAATTACCAAAGTCAGAAAAACTGCCTGTGCTAGAAATAGTATTATATTCAATTTGATCACCACCTGTGGAAGCCGCTGCAACAATTATGCGTGTTAGGTTAGAAGCAACAAAAGCATTATTATGATCGTATGTTAAATCGCCATAATTTGTGCCATTTCCTGTGCTTGCAGGATTTATATAATCTGATTTCTTTTTATCAGTTTCAAACCCAACATAAATTGCTCTTGTTGTTGAACCACCTGCCTCACATTGTTGGTTTCTATTTGCTGCTGAAAAATCTCCAAAGTCTGTAGCATCACCTGCGCTTGCCATTGTTATATAGTCAATCGTGCCGATGCCATAAAGCCCACCTGCTCCACCGCCAAAAATACCACGAGTGGTGTTAGAGTATCCACCTAGTTCGTTTCTAGCAACGGTGAGATCGCCAAAATCTGCTGAAGTTGAGCCACTAGCGTAATTTTTTGTTACAATATAGTCGCCTGAAGTTCCACCTGCAACAAACGCTTTTACTCCATCACTACAAGCAGCACTATTATATTCTGACCCACCAACTTCTCCATCATATGAGGCATTGCCTAAAGTAGTAATGTTAAATCTATCCACATCTCTTATTATAGTTGAACTACTATCACGACCTGTTACAACAAACGCTACTGGATTTACAAGTCCTGCAGTAGGCCAACTCGCACCTTTTTTATAATTAAAAGCTTCCGTTAAATCCCATACACCATTTGCTGATGTAGTTCCAAACTCGTCTGCAGGTTCTACTCTAGTAGCAGATATGACGTTACCTGAAAAGTATCTAGTTGACATTATAAACCCCCATGAGAGTTATTACAAACGGAGTCATGTCCATTACCTTTAGTTGCAGTACAATCTCCAAAGTCTGATGCATTGCCAGTTGTACCTATTGTAATATAATCTATTGTATTTACAAATGTTCCATTAGCTATTTGACCACCTACAGTTACATTACGAGTAGCATTACCTGTTCCACCAACAGCTATTCGTGCTGCAGTTAAATCACCAAAATCACTAGCATTACCTGTATTTGCTATAGTAATATATTGTATTTCATTAGACATACTACCACTATTATATCTACCTGCAAATATTCCTCTAGTGCTATTTCCACCACCAGAATGTTGTGTATCTGCTTGTGCTAAATCTCCAAAGTCTGTAACATTACCTGTAGTGTCTGTAGTAATGTATTCGATTACATTTGTACTACTTGTTCCCCCTGCAAAAACACCTCTAGTTGTAGAGTTAGCAGGTGCTACTAGTTGTCTTACGCCTGATAAATTACCAAAATCTGTGGTGTTACCTGCGCTTGCCATAGTTACATATTGCATTCTATCTGTGGAAGAACCCTCTTCTCCCCCTGCTGCAACTGCTCTTGTTGAGTTTGATACTGTAGCCTGTGATCTAGAAGCTGCTGCCATATCGCCAAAGTCAGTAGAGTTACCTGTGCTTTGAACTTCAAAAAACTCTATTACATTTACTGTAACGCCAATAGAAAAACCTAATGCTCTTGTAGTAGAAGATATTGCAGAAACAGAATAAGCACCAGTAGAAAGATTTCCAAAGTCTGCTGCGTTACCTGTAGTTTCAATATTAAAAAAATCTGTATCTGTAACACCGCCAGCGCCGACAGAACTTCCCATAACTAAAGCTCTACTTTGAACAAATCTAGGCCAATCTGCAGCATACTGATACTGTGTTGTGAGTGACCACACGCCATTATAGTTAGGCATAGTTAGAGTCCTCCATGTCCACCAGATGTTGCAGAAGATTTACCTACGGCACTTAAATCTCCAAAATCAGAAGAGTTTGATGTTGTAGCTATAACTACATACTCAACAGTAACTTGAGGATTACCAACGGCAGTACCAACATTTACAACACCGTTTATTTTATTACTTGTTGCCATTGTTCTAGGACTAGCATTAGTTAAATCACCAAAGTCAGAAGCATTGCCAGTAGAGGCTATAGTAATATAATCAATAATATTGTAGTTAGAGTCATTTGTATTGTTGTAACCTCCAAAAAATACCCCACGAGTATTACTTGAACAACCTATTGCTTGCCTAGCTTGACTTAAATCACCAAAGTCTGTAGCATCACCTGTGTTTGCTATAGTAACATAACCAATTTCGTTTTTATTAGTTTGACCTCCAGCAAAAATAGCACGAGTAGTAGAGGAACATCCTGCAAGCAATGCCCTAGCAACACTTAAATTACCAAAATCTGTTCCATTGCCTGTGCTTGCTATAGTAATGTATTCAATAGCATTAGTAACACTTCCATCTGAACCTCCACCAAACAATCCACGAGTGGCATTTGAAACGCCTACATGCTTGTCTTTAGTAACATTCATATCTCCAAAGTCTGTAGCATTGCCTGTAGTAGATATAGTAAAGTAATCTATAACATTAGTCCTAGAACCTGTACTACCACCTCCAAAAACTGCACGAGTAGACGATGCTAATGCTCCACTGTTAGTACGAGCAACACTTAAATCTCCAAAGTCAATGGCGTTGCCTGTAGATGAAAGATCAAAAAGGTCAACTGTATTAGAATAATCATCAATGTACCCTAAAGAAAATAGCCCTCTATTAGCTGAAAGTATACCTGGTGTAAAACTAGCACTGGCAACACTAGGGGCAGATGTGCCGTAAGCATTGATAGCCCACACTTTAGCTGTAGCTGCAGTGTCGTTAGTTAAACTACTTACAACAATTGGAGAAGACGTACCTGTGTTAGAACCTGCACTGTAGTCTGTATCATTTGTACTAACCTGTACAACAAACCCTGTAATAGCAGATGTACCTGCATCAGTAGGTGCAGTAAATGCTACACTTACTTGTGCATTACCTGCAGTAGGTGTAACTGCAGTGGGTGGATCAGGTGCGTCTAATCCATCATGGCCTATAAAACCACCGTTGTATCTGGGCATTATTAATTACCTTTAGTCTACTAGAAGTTCGTAACTAACCAAGTATGTTAGGTCACTGGCAGCAGAAGCTGTAACAGCGAGTAGATCTGTCTCGTCTAAATAAAATCCGTTGTCTTTACCAACAACAACTAGTGTTGCATCAGCAGGTACAGATATTGTGTTAGCTATCTTAACATAGTTTGATCCGTTATCTACACTTACCTCAACAGTAATATCAGCAGCATTTGTACCATCTATGTTTGATATCATTAGTGTGTTTATCTTTGCACAGTTTTCTGCAGGTACATCAACGATGTCTGCTCTACTTGTTGTCACTGCACCAACTGCCACCTTTGGTGTAATAGTTGCTACATTAATTATATTTGGAGTTGCCATTTACCTTTTCCTTTTTATCCAAATACTATTGCCATAGCAATAGCAAATCCTTTAGTAGCAGAGCTACCGCTAGCATACGTTTTTACATCTGATGCAGGAATAGTTTTCATTGTTCCATTATCGTTAACTATAAAACCATCAGCGTCTGCTAGTGTTATTGAACCACCAACAGAAGTACCACCATCTATCAAGTTTAGTTCTGCTGCAGTGGCAGTTACAGCAGTTCCGTTTATTGCTAGTTTATCTGTGACAACGTTAAACGTACCATTGTCCTCTACCCTAGCTACCTCTGTACCATCTCGTTGTTGAAAGATTATATCTTTAGCATCCACGATAGGTTTAATAATTACATCACTAGATGAGTTAGTGACACTGAGTATCTCTGTACCTGCAGCAGCAAACTTTACATCACCACCACCTGCGTCTAATATTATATCACCAGCTACATCAACTGTCAAGTCTCCAGAGCTAAGATCAATCTCTGTGCCATCAATAGTTATGTTGTCAACAATTACACCACCGTTAGCTGTAACTTTTGTTGTTGTCAAGTTACCTGTGCTTGGATTGTAGGTTAGATCTCCATCCATCTCCAAGCCTACATTGCCTGTGCTAGATGTAGCATTTTCTACAAATGTAATTAAGTTGTCTTCGTTTGTGTTTTCATTGTCTGTAACAAGTACGTGTGCAGAGTTTGTTGCATCAGTGACAGTAACACCTGCTATGACTGTATTAAGAGCAGTTCCGTTTACTGTAATTGCATCTGCTTCAAGTGTACCGTCTACATCTACATCACCAGAGATATCTAAAGAGGCTGCTATAAGTTGGTCAACTTGTAAATCTTCATGGCTAGAACCTAGCTTCAACTCAAACTTTGGACCTGTGGTGTTGTATGTAAATGTAGCGTCATCACCACTACCACCTTCTATTGTAATACCTGCACCGTTGATTACAGCAGAGGTACTGTTACCACTGTCAAGAACAATATTGTGATCATTAAGATTTACAGTTGTAGAGTTCACTGTTGTGGTTGTACCTGATACAGTTAAGTTACCTGTAACTGTTAGGTTGTCTGCTACTGTAACCTCTGAGGTGCTGTGTCCTAGTGTAATAGCTGTGCCAGATACACCTGTACCAATAGCAACAGACTCACTACTGTTACCTGTGTCAATTACAAGGTAGTTGTCAGAACCTTGTTTGATTGTAAATGCAGTAGCAGAGTTATCAGTAACAGCTACGTTAATATCTGTGGCGTCAGCACTAATAGAGTCTAATGCAATGTCACCAACGTTAGTGATGTTGTTATCACCGAAGCTTACATTGTCACCAAAGGTTTTATTTGTTAGTGTGTCTGTGGTAGTTTTACCTACTAAAGTATCTGTGGTAGCAGGTAGTGTTAGTGTTATATTTCCACTAAATGCTGAGTGAGCAGGAGCTTGTAATTGAGCATAGTGTGCGTTGGAGGATTCACAATAAAATCTAACGTATGATTGTGCTCCAGAGTTTTTAATAGAGATAGCACCCGACTGCATATCAATACCGTTAGAACCATCTATCCTAACAACACCTGAACCATTCGGTGTTAGTGTTATGTTACCATTTGATACAGATACAATATCCTCTCCATTAACATCTAGAGAACCGCCTAACTGTGGTGAAGTATCTTCTACAATATTAGATATGTTACCTGCTACACCTGTACCTGCAATAACAGTAGACCTAGTAATCTTTTTAAGACCACCACCTGAAGTATCTACAGCTAAAAATACGTCATCATCTGCTACTGTAGAGATTTCTGACAAAGAAGTTACTACAGTAGGATTAAAGTTTGTACCGTCTGCAATAAGTAAAGCACCTGCAGTATTAGTAGCCATTGTAAGATCATCACCACTAATAGTAAGATCACCACCTACAACTACATCACCGTTAAACGTAGCTTTACCTGCAAGAGCCATATCAATGTCAAGAGCAGTAATAGCACTAGAACCATCTGTGCCTTTGATAGTAAAGTTTTTGTCTGCTGTGCTTACTGTAAACACTGCATCAGTAGAATCATTTTTAAGTTCAAGTATTGTTGTACCAGACGCTTTAAAGAATACTTCGTTACCTGCAGCGTCTAGTATGATGTCACCGCCTGAGTCTAACGTGATATCAGTTCCATCGTTAGTGATAGTGTCAAGAGCAATACTACCTACATTTGTAATGTTGGCATCTCCAAAAGATGTAGCTCCAAGTGTAGTAGTGCCACCAACAGTTAAGTTGTTACTAATGTTTACTTCACTACTAGCATTGATGTCAACAGTAGGTGCTGTTATCTCAAGCTCAGTATCAGCATTGATATCTAGTTGACCGTCTGCGCTGGAGTGGATAGTAAGTGCAGTATCTCTAAACTGTACTTTCTGTGCGGCATTCATTAAAATGTTTTGACTTGCATCTACAGTAAAAGATGTAGTGCCACCTGTCGCAACTGTGATTACATCTGATCCGCTAAACGTAATACTTGTGTTAGTATCTGCATCTCCAGAGATACTGTCTAGTTGTATGTTACCTGCGTTGGTAAAGTTAGAGTCACTAAGATCAAACGTACCTGTTACATCTAAGTTACCATCTACAGTTAAGTTACCCTCTGCAGTAATATTAGCACCGCTAAATGTCAATGCTGCTGTCGGTGTTGATCCAGACTTTATTACAAGCTCACCACTACTGTTAGTCAAACTACCAAACGTAGTTCCATCATCTTTTAGTACAACGTCTGCTCCACCTGCGTCTAAAGTAATGTCTCCACTTGCGTCCACAGTAAATGCAGCAGTGGCAACTTGAACCAAAGTATCAGCAACAATATCAAGCTGACCATCAGTACTAGAGTTAATATAAAGAGCAGTATCACGAAACTGGAGTTTTTCTGACGAAGCAACCAGTATATCATCAGAAAACTCAAAGTAGTCCTCATCCTCCATCCATTTTAACACACCGTCATTAGTCTCACCATCAAAGGTAATTGTAATGTCTGTACCTGCAGTGCCAGCACCAAAGGTTAGTCCGTGCCCTGCTAGTGTACTAATCGGGCCTCCCTCTCCTGTTGTACCATCATGTGTATGTCCTGTACTAGCAGCAAAGGCGGCAAGAAGCTGATCAAACTCGTCATTCGTGTCTGATGCTTGGATTATGTCACCCTCTGTATACGTGGACTGTCTTGTGTATGTAGCACCCATTAGCGTCTAGCTCCTACTTGATATTCTAATTGAAATCCTTTTAGTGAATATGGTGGAGATTCACCACTATCATCTACCTTTAGCGCAACAGTAAAACCGGAACCTTCTACAGGTTGTCTTACTAGAGGCTGTGAACCACCACCATAAACAAATTGTGTAGTAGAAGAGGAGGTACTATAAACAGCAGTACCATACTGTGCTCCCACTGTGGCGGTTGTTAAACTGTAAGCTGCAGGTCTTGATGCACCCACACTATCGTTGTCGTATCTTAAAAGTAAATCTGCGCTGATGTTAGCTTCAGGCTTGTAGTTAAGAATAACTCTGTGCATTGTTTTTCTTACACCTACATCTCCAAAGTTTAAATCTGGACTTCTGTATCTGCCTAGTATAGCTGTGCCATCAAAGCTATTACCTTTTTCCTGCCTATGTACAAATCCATCAAAACCACCGTGTATAACTATTACATCTCCTGCTTCTACATGCGTGTCTGAACATGACGGTTTAATACCTAGCGACTCAGCAAACTCAAAGCCATCGCCTTTCATAACGCATATAACACCTTTAGTTCTTTTTGCTGAAACAGTGTCCTTTGTAAAGAATATTCTGTACTGTGTCTTATCTGGTATAACCACACTTTCAAAAAGACTAGAGTCAGTTATGTTTTCGTCAAACAAAGACTGCACGTTCTTAGATATTGTACCTAGTTCAACATCACCAATCCTAGCAGTACCAGCAACAGTTCGTAAACCATCAGGTCCAAGAAAGATTAGATCACCTGCAAACTCTTGGATAGTGTTACCGTTTACACAACCTATGTTTCTAGTTACAGGTTCTACAGCAAAGTTAGATAGGCCAGAACCTGTCAGTTTAAATATTCTATTCTCACAGAATATAAACAGGTTATCACGAAAAACTTTTAGTCCTACTATCGTATCGTCTACGTTAATACTACCAGCCCCCTGCCCTGAGATAAATCCATCTTCATCAAAAGGCTCACTAAAAACTATAGTTGATGGTGTTGAGGACTTACCTGCATAAAACATGTGGTTTCTAAAAGCAGCTACAAACTTTGAACCAGCCACAGTACTTTCACTTACGTCTGTTGCAGTCATAGATGAGTTAAATACTACAGGAGCGTTAGCACTATCTACACAGATTAACTTCTCATTACCGTCAAAATTAAATCTTTCAAAGTTGTACTTGTCTGCGCTGGTTCTACCTGTATCTCTTTGTGTCCAGTTCTCTGACACTGCATCGTCTATTGCGTGGTTAGCTGCAGTTGTGCTTGATGTAGATCTAGTAACACCAGTAAAGGTTATGCTAGTTATACCTGTGTAAGTAAACTCCTCACTGTTTATCAATAGTGTGCCACTAGATGCAAAACCTGCAGTGGAGTCTACGTTTAGTGTGCCTGATCCTGACATAGCAGTTGTTGATAGTATTTTTTGTGACAACTCTGTAGAGCCACAACTATATATTCTTTCACCCCTAGCTGCAACAACTCTGTTAGCAAACCTAGCTGACATTAAAACTTTTTCAGTCGCATTGTTTGTTTGAGGAACTATCTGATTAACAAACTTACGAAAACCGTTTATACGTCTGTAACCACCCTCAACATCAGGCTCAAAGTTTTCTAGAACTAAAGCTTCACCAGGTTGCATAAGAAAGGTGGACCTGTTTAGAACTAGCCCACCCTCACAGTTAAAAGCTGCTGGTTGTAATGTTGATGTATCTGGCATTTTAAGATACTCTTAGTACAGGATTATACGTTGTTGTAGCACCGCCCATTAATGTAGATCTTACATAGTCGTATTTGTTTATTACAAGTGTTTGCATATTCTTTATGCCTTGTTGAAATCGTTCAAAGTTTACTTGGTATTGTTGTATCTCTCCACGATACTGATACACGTAGGCTACTGCACCATCTATAACAACAGTTGCAAACCTATCAGGTATTGTGGTTGTATCTGTAGATGCAGATAAGTCAGAGGGAAATGTAAAGTAATCAAAGACTAATGTGTATTGTTTATCAGGGAAAGGGTACAGTATATAATTGTTATCTGGGGTACGCACTATAAATCTAGGGATACCACCTTTTGAAAACTGTGTAACTGTTGTGCTGTTTGCAATCGCTGCTGCTGTTGTATCGTTTGCGCCTCTAGTACATCCTGTAAAATCGTTACCTGTTATACCTGTATAAGTTATCTGTTCGCCACCTATAAACAAAGTGCCTGTTGCATCAAAGTCAGATGTATCTGCGACAGTTATTGTTGTTACTGCTGCAGACAAGCCATCAGATGCATTGATAGTTGTAGATGCAACGTCATCCTCTTGTACAGCGTAATCTCTTGATATGTATTCGTTGTAGTTTAGTTTAGTCAGGCTGTTACCTGCTGAAGCTAAATCTTCATCTTTTTTTATTCTTGCTGTGTTATAGTCTATATACTTTGTGCTTGTTGGCACAGTGTACTTAGCAACACCTGGCGTAAGTGTAGAAGAGTTTGATGCGTGGTTAAAAGGATAAGCAAACTCTCTCTGATTAATATATCTTATAGATTCATTGACAGCATTCTGACACTGTGTTTGTACGCCTCTTGGACTTGCAAAGTTAGAAGATGTAAGTTCTACCTCATTCATCCTAACTAGTGTTTTGTTTGTCAGTGTAAGAAATGTTTCTGCCATAAGTACTTCCCAATATGTGATAAGGGGGCCAGTTGCCCAGCCCCCAAAGTATTATGCTAGTAGATCACGATCTACCTCATTAGCAGAACTTGATCCTGAGACATCATCCATGATTACGCATACAGCGTATACACGGAT